TGAAAAGGACAAACGATTTTCTGACTTAATGATGCAACATCAGGTATCAGATTATAATACCATAAAACCTTTGCTAATGCTTCACCACTTTTGTTCTCCATCGTCATGCCCTCGTTTCACACCAACAGTGAAATAGGGTTTCTGACGTTTTACAGTGTAGCAACCTTTAACCTGTTCTGCGGTTATCTTCCCAATCTCCTCAAGTCTATCAAGTTCCTGAGTATCAACTGTCTGTGACACATTCAGGAATGACTTAAAGATTTTGGGGTCCACATCACATTCTTTAAGGTAAGCAATCAATGCGTCCATGTCAGTGATTTCGTACTTCTTAATTATTACTTGCTTAGCAAGCTGTTTTCCTAAAGCTTTTGCAAGCTTATCGGGGTCGAACTCAACACTTGACTTTTGAATACGATTGACCACCAAGTCGCTTTCGACTAAATCATCATACGAAAACGTAAGTGACTTATCGATACCTTCACACTCAAAATAGTCCTCCATATCACTGCTGAATTGTGCTTTCAATTCATTGAACTGTGATTGCACCTGCTTAAATCTCGATTGTCTCTCAAAGAACTTACGAACAGATTGTCTACACTCAGTCGAACTAAGTTTAGCTTTTCTGTTCTTCTTTGCCATTCTCATCCACCAATCCTTTCAAAAGCTTGTACACTCCACGAGGCCAACGTTTACCGGTACGTACCCACAAAATATCATCAAAAGATACAATGTACTCAGCACCATAATCAGTCTCAAGTTTAAGCTTACGATTCTTAGTAGATTTACGAGTGACCTTGGCAGATTTTACCTTGCCATTTGAAAAACGGAAAGCAACCAAAGTACCGATTTCAATGTTCTCAATATACGGCATCTTCTGAGCCATATCAAAATCAACGTTGGCGGATTCTTTCTCAACTTTATCTTCCACCTCTACGACATCATGATTGTCAATCTTACATTCGTCTTTAGCACTTTCAGATTCGTTTTCGTTGGTATTCTCAACCACTTCCGCTCTTAAGATTGCATCAATCAATTGGTCCTTGGTCATATCCCATCTACCGGAGATGTTCAATTCCTTAGCAAGCTCTCTGAGCTCTTTACAAGTTTTGTTCTGCAAATTTTCTTTTGACATACCTATGTCCTCCTTTGATAATTTGGTAGCTTATGCCACCGACCGGCTTATGCCGGTTTCGTCTTAATTTTCAAAGACTCATCAGGGTAGCTTATTCAAACTCATATTCAACCCTAAGACTAAGCAATTCAACCTCTTCGGCGCAAATCACATTTCCCTTAGGTTTCCAAATTTTAGTACCGCCAATCACATACACATATTCATCGTCATTTACCGGATTCACAATGAATACAAATTCGTGAGCCTTCACGTTATCGAGTGTGGTTTCGAAAAGTACACACTCACCAGTTTCCTTGAGCACAAACTCCATTTTAATTTTCATTTGAGTAACCTCCATTTGATTTTGTAATTTTTGATTTTGTAATTTTATTATATCATATAGGATGCAACTTGTACACCCCTAATTTTATCTGATGAACATACCTATGTTTTCGTTCCTCCTGAACACTCATTGTTTTGTAGGCCTTATCTTTAACCTGATATTATTATACCATGTTATTTTGGATTTGTACATACCTTTTTGAAAAGTTTTTGAAAAAGTTTCAGGGCAGCCAGAATCAGCTCCTGACCACCCATGCGCTCATCAATCAAAAATTCAGTTACATGCCGATTTTCTGAAACACGAAGCCGATGATAATGCCAATGATTGTTGTTATGATATAACCCGTCACTTTTCTCCACATCTCACCATCTCGACTTTCAAGCTTCTCGAGTTTTTCTCCTTGTTCTTTCTGGGTCTCTGCCATCTGCTTTATGCTTAATGCGAGTTCTCTCACTGAAAGAGCAAGCTCTGTGACTTGCTTGGTCTGCTCCTCGAGAAGTTTGATTCTTTGATTTTGACGATTATTCTCTGCATCTATTCTTTTGCAAAACTCTTCGTGCTCAGCTCTAGTAATTGAACTATCCATAACATTGTCCTCCTGTTAGTTTCTTACTGAGCAAGTTCACCAAGGTCCAGAGCTTCAAGTACAGCCTTAACCTTAAGCTGAATGATAGCAGGTACCTGGTCAAACGTCTTGACACCCTTAATAATAAGAGTAGCATAAACCTCTGCCATTGTCTGTTCCTCCTTTCTTAAAAGTAGTCTTAATATGAAAAGCTTGATTCTACACAGCATTTTCATCACGCATCCTGAGCCAGAATCTTTTCGACATCGGCTCTAATTACTGAAGGCACATCATCAATCGTATAAGGCTTTCCAGTCTTGGGATTGATTGCACCTTTACTAATCAAATCTGCATATACGTATGCCATAGTAACTTACCTCCTTATGAAGTCGCAACAAGCATTTCAAACACCTCGGCAAGACCTACCTGTGTCTGCGTAAGCTCTGTAGTCAATGCATCATATTTGCTCTGCTGAACGTAAATATATTCAAGCAAGGAGTAACGTTCAACATCACAAATCCATACCGTTCTCGTTGTACCAGACTGTTCGTCTTCCTTTTGTGTTTCAACACATTTAGTAATAACATCTACACCGCTTTTATAGATTTCAATGTCATTCGGCTTGTGGTCATATTCCACATCAACAAATTTCTGCATGAATCACACCTCCTTATGCTTTACCAAAAATCTGTCATGATAATCTTGAACATGGTCCTCAATAATGTCAAAGTATCTTATCTTCAACCAACCAGAATGACTATGCTTAAGCCAACCTTTAAGACTGTTGAATGAGAAGTACAAATGACGATTCAGCTCCATGTCATTATTTACTCTCCATCTAATCTTAGAACTTGTTTTCTTAATTGAATGAGCGATAGATTTTCTTAATCTTATTGAATCGTGCCTAAACACATATCCAACAAAATCGATTCCTCTATCTTCAACTCTGAATAATGACCAAGAATCTTTAACCTTCAAATCATACTCATCTGCAAGATATTTTGTAATCTCTTTGATGAGATTCTGAAGTTCTTCTTTCGAGCTTGAGAGAAATACCATATCATCCATATACCTAAAGTAATGTTTGATGTGATAGACCTCTTTTACTCTGTGGTCAAAATCACTCAAGTATATGTTACCACTGTATTGACTTATATAGTTGCCAATTGGAACACCTGTATCTGGATTGCTGTCGAGAATCTCATCAAGCAACCAAAGCAAGTCGTTATCCTTAAATAGCCGCCTATACTTAAGTTTTAGCTTTTCGATGTTTACGTTTGGATAGTACTTTGAAATATCAATCTTCAAACACCATACGGTATTTTCTGGGTCTGTTTTCAAAGCCCTTACCATTTTACGTCTTGCTCTTTCTACGCCTCTGCCAGGTAATGCACTATAAGTATCATCTGTAAGAGTTCGCATTAAGTATGGCTCAATTACCTGAATTATTGCCCATTGACAAATTCTATCAGGAAAGTACGGAAGTTTATATATCTTCCTGATTTTCTTGCCTTCCTTCTTCTCAAAGACTTCGTACTTAGACGTATGATATGTCTTGTGAATCAGCATATCCTGTAATCTATACAAATACTCATCTTCATTTTCATCAATGAGTTTTACCTCAGTATAAAATGACTTACCTCTACGAGCTTGCTTATGCGCCAATCTTAGATTCTCAATATCGTAAATCTTTTCATACAGATTTCCAATTCTCTTCATTTGTCATCTAACAGTTCCTTCCTTGTGTAATTCATTCGCCAACCTTTCGCTTCGTGACAGCAAGCTGTGAAGCTACTAAGACAGCCTTTAGCTATTGTTTTGCCCACTCTCAGAGACCACCTTTTCTTTGTGCATCAATATAAGAGTCAAGCACGGATGCTTCGCAATCAGACTTGATATATACACTAAAAGCCGTGAACCGATGTTCGAATTAGCATTAGAAGTGTCATTATTCAAATTCCAATAGAACGTGCTGACTTTGCCTGCATTATTCCAATTGCCACCGAATTTAGCAACTTGACGTTAAATAACGTATTTGCTATTTTATCGACCCAACGTTGCGAAGCCACCCTACTTTATATATCTTAAGAAGAAACTTTTTTTCGACAAAGCCGCGAACCGAAGTTCGAATAAGCATGAGAAGCGACATTATAAAAATCCCAAGAGAACGCGCCGACCTGGCCCGCATAAAACCAAGCGCCACCGAATGCAGCAACCTTCGTACCAGAATTGGTCCACAAAGCATCACAGAAGTATGTTGTCTCAGAGCCACCAACAACCGAAGGCAAGAATGGTGCATCATTCGTAGCCTGCATCTCTTTGATGTAACTACCACTTGCACCAGAGGGTACAGTACCTGCAGTTATCTCATAGCTTGTACCAACGTCATCATATTTGCTCGGGTCTTCAGTAATCTTACACACATAATCAACGATAGTAAGACCGTCAACAAACTCCCAAACGTTTCCATAGAAGTTCTCAACACCAAGGAACTTCATTCCGTTAGAACCACCAGTATCACCCCAGCAGAACGGCTTAGCATTCATTGTACCAGTGTTAATAGCTGACGAGTTTCCAGATGCAGAACGACCTCTACCAATCGCAGTCTGAGAATCTCTAGTGCCATAAAGCAGAAGATACATGCACTGCCAAAGTCTAAGCAGATAATAATCATTCTGACTATATTCGCCGCCTCTTGCTTTTGCATATCCTCTGAATGTAGCTCTTGTGCTATTTACAGCCGGTGCCACACCAGAAATGCTACGCATTACGCCACCGGAAACACTGGCTTCATAGGCTCCACGATAAGCTACATCCTGGTTGCCAATAAAGCTCTTATATCCATCAAGCTCAACCTCTGAAATGTAGAGTGTAGCTGTAGAATCTCCATTCTTAACAAGCTTAAACCACATTCTTTCGGCTTCAATCATTACGTCACCATCAGCACCGGTAAGAATAGGAGCTGTGCTGCCTTCGGCTCTCTGATTATAATTGTCTTTGTTCAGATAATATTCAGGAGCGGTTGCACCAGGCTTAATCAGACAAGGCTTAAACTTATCAAGGATTCTCTTACCAAGCCAACTGTTCATTGTACTTACAGATGCGGCAGTAAAACCTGCACAATCTTCAAGATACTCGTAAGATGAAGGAATACCGTCACCACCGTTATCGAACTTGATACCATACAAGAATCCCATCTCAAAGTTGAATGTAAATGCTCTGCTTCCACCAGCAACTGCTGTAAATTGCTCAGTAGAAAGAGCTCCGTTTTTATAACCGGTAACAGCGGTTGCAGTAACGACATACGTATTAGTTGCCTCTGCTTCAAACATTACTGTCTTTGCTTCAGTAATATTCATCGTTGTCTGCTCAGATGTATTTACATTTTTGAGAGTGATAGTTGTGCTTGTAAATCTCTTTGTATCGTCAATGTTAATCGTAACACTCACTTTTTCAAGTGCATTTGGAATAGCATCAGCTTTATTTGCAGCATTCAAGCTCTCATTGTATACGCCAATATTTGAGTATGGGAATGCTGTGAAATAGTACTTTGTTCCTTTTGTCAAACCGGTTACCTGAAAATACTCGCTTTCATATTTACCAAGAACGGTGTTATCAACAACAAGTGTTCCGTCATTGATGTCCTGCGGATAACCATCAGTTGACATTCTAATAAGAACACCTTTTGTTAC